AGCTGCTTGCGGTCTTGAAGAAACTCCTCATCGGTGACTTCCTTGCACTTGGAGAGGATAGCTTCGATGCCTCCTTGCGAGATGATAAACGAGCCTGCGTTTTCCAAAGGCTTCATTGTCGAAGTTTTGGTAATGAGCAATGTTCCGTCGTGGTTCTGTTCAACAAGAAAACTCTTCTTGCTTGTGAAATACATTTTCTTCATAATTAATCCGTTTTGACCGTGCTACGGGAGGGCTTAGATTGTTTTGTTAAAATTCGTTCTTTGCAAGTCTTAAGGCTTCTTTCATTGTGTTGGCGTAAACCGCAAGCTCCTGCGAGTCTTCGTCTTTAGAAACAGCAGCTTTTACAGCCAAGCCTTCTGTTTTGCCATTGAGTAAATAATAGTAATGATTTGCTTCCTTTTTGTCAGCGTATGTGTCGTGTACATCGCCATGCTTATCAACTATTACGTAAAACTGATAAAACTTGTTCATCGTTGTATCTCCTTTTGTTAAGTTATTAATTTTAACACCACAAAATTAATAACTTATTAATAGACAACAAAATTTTTCTGTTATAATTTTCCATTTTTTAGACTTTTTAAGGCTTCGCGAATTGTTTACACAGCGTTTAAGCTTTTAGACCGCCAATTGTCTGGGTTTTGTAATTTTGCTAACAAAGTTAGCAAGATATGAGAAAAATTACAGAAATACTTTCAAATAGCGACGCGAACACCGTGCACACGTTGCTAACAACACGAAAGCTGCCATTCCATCGTAGCTTTGAGGAACTTATGCGCCAGTGGGATCCATACAAGCACGATGTGTTTGACGAGAGCAAGCGTAAGAAGAAGAAAATTAAGGTGCCAACAGGACAAAAAGACCCGATGGACGGAAGTCCTATTTACAAAGATGAATTTGTAGATAGGGTAAGAATCGCCCTGCCTACACAGAAAGTGGTTGTAAACCGCCTCGTTGGTTTCATGCTTACGAATCCTGTGACATACAAGGCGAACTCGCACGGCGTTGTGCTTAAAATACTTGACAACAAGCAGCAACAGCTATATGACGCTATCATGCACTGCTACCATGACAACAAAATGAAATATTTTGACAAAAAGCTTGTGCGTACGGTATCTTCACAGTGCGAGGCGGCAGAGCTGTGGTATATGACGACAGATGAAGACGGAAGGCTGGGCGGCGAGATACGGGTACAGTTGCTTTCGCCCAAAAACGGCGACAAGCTTTACCCTCACTTTAATGACCAGCATCGAATGGATGGCTTCGGTCGCGAATACTTGGTGTTTGACGAGCTGGGCACTTCGGAGCAGCATTTCGATGTATACACGGATAGATATGTCTACAAATACATCAATAATGGTTCAGGTTGGGTTATATATGAGGTTAGAGCGCACGGCTTTACTAAGATACCGGTAGTATATTACTACCAATATAAAGCGGAATGGGCTGACGTACAATGGGCTGCGGATAGAGTCGAGGTGTGTATTTCTAACTGGGGCGACACTAACGACTATTTCGGCACGCCGAAATACTTTATACAGGGCAGACTTGAAGGTTTTGCGGAGAAAGGTGAGCAGGGTGCAGTCTTCCAAGGTGGAAAAGACACAAGCATGAATGTTTTATCGTGGGATCACTCGCCCGAGTCTGTAAAGGGAGAGATAGCATATTTGTTTAATATTATATTCTCATTTACCCAAACGCCCGACATTTCATTTGAAAACATGAAGACGCTGGGCAACAATACGAGCGGTGCTGCCATTCGTCTTATGTTTACTGACCCGTTCATAAAAGTCGGCAACAAGACGGAGCTTTACGGCGAGATGTTCACACGTCGAAGCAATATCGTCGCGAACGGCATTTGCAACGCTGGCATATACGTTAAAGGCATTGATGCAAGCGTAGCGGAAAACATAGACTTTGAACCAGTATTCGAACCTTATGTTCCTAAAAACGATGTCGAGCTCTTACAACTTATTACACAGAGCAATGGCGGCAAACCGTCAACCTCGCAGCGTCGTAGCATTGAACTTAATCCCCTTAACGACGATGCAGATAGTGTAGAAAAGGAAATGAAAGAGGAACAAGAAAGCGAAATAGCACAACAGGCTGCGCTTATGGGTGTTGGCGGCTCAGCGAGCGCATCGCAGTCTGTAATAAACAGAGAGGAGGAGTAAATATGGCAAAAGGAGGTGGAGGAACAAGAAAGAGTCGCCCAAAAGAAACTCTCTCTACTGAAAAGATTAATGCTGTCAGTGACTATATGTATACAATTGACGATAATGGAGCTTATTCAGATTCAGACAAAGCGAAAGCTATATATAAAGGTCGTGAGGAATTAAAGAAATTATATCCAGACCAATCCTTTATTACTGTAACACATTTAAGTGTTGACGAACAGGGTTATCTGCATGTGGAGATAGGTCTCAATAAAAAAAAGATAGCTGGTATGCCAAGAAGCTTTGGACAAATTAGATATGACACACATGACAACATGTTTCATGTCTCACATGAAGGATATGAATGGAGGACCGCCACTCTCAACAATCTGAGAGAACAATACAAATATATTCAGGGCAAACAAAACTTTGGTAGATGGGATAAGAGAATGGAAGAAATGATTGACAGACACAACAACAAACCCACAAAAGAACATAATGCTTTTATGAATATTGTACAACGATATAGATTAAGTAAGTGATGTCAAAGAAACTAACATCAAAACAAAAAAAAGAGCAGTTAAATCAACTGTTCGCAGCGTACAACCGCCGTCTTGGCATGTTATATAGCGGCTATGTCAAGAAGCTACTTGCTCTTGGCTATAGCGAAGATGTGCTCGAAAGTGACGCTCTTTTTAACTTTGACAACATTCCAGTGCTCAAAGCTCGACTTAACGAGATATTTAACGACTACTTTCAAAACAGCATGTTATGCTACAAAAGCGGCATAACAAGCGGCGTTTCTTTGGCGTATTCGCACGACAATGATGCGCTGGGACAATTCTCCGTGCTGACAGACAAAGCCTTAGAAACCGCAAGAAAAACGGCTGCTGCGACGTTTATAGCCAATAGGCTTAATGCTAAAAACGGATTAAACCTCGCGCAGTCCGTTTGGAACTACTGCCAGCAGACAAAATCGGAGTTTGAAATGGCGATGTCTAACGTTATAGCCGACGGACTCGAAAAGGGTACGTCCGCAGAAGAGGTGGGCAGAAGAATACGACAGTATTTGAACAACCCCGATATGATGTACCGACGCTATCACACCGTGAAGGTGTTAAAGAACGGACAAAAGAAAGACATTGTTACTTGGCGCAGGAAGCGCATTATTAACGGACGTGTACGCTTCGTAGAAGAACCGCTTGAACATGTAGGACAAGGCGTGTATCGCTCCGCTCGCAAGAACGCTCTGCGTGTAGCACGCACAGAAATAAATGCAGCCTATCACAAGGCGCGAAATGGACGCTGGGCAAATGAACCATTTGTTATCGGTCAGCACATACATATTTCTCCGCAGCACGATCCTGATGAAGATGCGGACATCTGCGACGAACTCGAAGGTTACTACCCTAAAGATTTCGACTGGGACGGTTGGCATCCCCAATGCATGTGCACCAGTGACCCTGTAATGATAAGCGGCGAGGAGCGCAAGCAGTTCTACAAGCGTATGCTTAACGGTGAAAATATGTCCGGCTACGTTTCGCCGAACAGCATTAAAGACGTGCCCGACCAGTACAAACGATACATCGAAGCCAACGGCGACAAGATTGTAGACGCATTTAAACGTGGTAAGCTGGCATGGCATTTGGCGAACAATAAAAGTTATTGGCTAAAGTATTTGGACGCAGCACAGCGCAAGCAAATGGGCGTAAAAACAATTTCACGACGCGAAGCAATACAAGAGATTGCAAAAGCAAGGCACGCGAAGCGAGATGCAGCCAAAATACAGCAAAACTGGAAGAAGCGACGGATGACGATATACACAGAGCGAATGAATAACAATCTTAAAGGTATACAACTTGAAGGTGCGCTTTTGGACAGATATTACGAAGTTGTGAAAGCTCTTGCATCCCCAAAAACATGGGATGTGGCAAATGTAGAAAGTTTATACAAAAGATTTGTGCAAGAGGTAAATACACACAACATCAGGACGACAAGAATGGCTTTCGAAGCATATTACAAAGAACACAAGAAAAATATTAAACAAAGTTCAGTATTGACAAACTTGTGCAAGCGTCTTAAGAAAGCTGCCGACCCGAATGAAGTCGTTTCTTTGTATGCAGAGCTTCGTCATAAGTCGCTCGTATACACCCGTTATCAATTACGGCAAACAGGGCTTGTAAAAGGGCTTGCTTTTGATGGCGACGTAAATGACTACATAGTTTCTAAAGCGCGTAGTTTGCGAACCCCTAAAGGCAAGGTTGTAGACATCCGTGAATACGTATCAGATTTTGTAAAATATACAGACAAAAATGGTATAAGTTATTATTATGAAGTCTTTACGGATGTACTAAATGCGAATTTTAATGCAAGCAGAGCATCAAGATTTATAGAGAACAGCCCTTCTTTTATCCACAAGAATCTCAAAGGAATTATGAGTTGTAATCATTCGCATCCATTGGATGATTATTTCAGAAAAGTTTATAAAAACTTCCCACGAGGCTATATGTATAGTTCTGACCCTGTAACAGTGCACTCCGTTTCCACATGGGAGTATTTCAAAGAGAGTATTTGTCATGAGGTAGGACATCATATAGACAAGAAACTGCAAGACGTATCGTCTATGACAAAGTGGTTGCAAGCCCAAAAAGCAGACGGAAACTATTACCGCGCGTATAGCCAGCAGGCACCATGCGAGGATTTTGCGGACACGGTTTCGCAATACGTCATAAATAAAGAAAAGTGCCGCAAACAATTTCCACACAGAACTGCTCTGCTTGAAAAACTACTTGCGACACTTTCAAATTAAGAGTACACTTCAAAGATTCGGTTGTTGTTCTTGTCGAACTCAATAATCCTTGTATGCTTCGCGTTTTCTTCGATACACGGCTTCATGTTTTCGTCAAAAAAATAGGCTGTCATTTTAACACCTCCGTGGGGAGTTTCGCCATAGACAGTAGAAAATGTTGCTTCCATAACTGTTTCGTGTTTAGTTAATAATATGCAAATGTACGCCAAATATTTTGCACGCACAAATATTTGAGCTACCTTTGCACTACATTGTTGTATCTCTAACGAGATATTACGTTAAACTCCTTGCCCACTGCCAAATGTATCTCCGTCGGCAGTGGGCTTTATTTTTAAACAGAGGTTAATCATAAAGCGCATCATCCAAATCGTCGTCGCCAACCAGTCCGTCGGTGCCGGTAGTGATGTCTACCTTGTAGGCTTCTATACTTAGGTTGTAGACGCGACCTTCAAGGCTACCTTCACACGAAACGGCGCTTTTTAAGTTATTTCGAACCTTTACGGTTATCTTTGCTTTGTACAGTCCTTTTTTATCTTCCAGCGTGTAAAGCGTTGCGTCGTCAGGGAAAGCTTCGTCGAAATACTTTTGTATGTAAGCTTTTACATCCTCCTTAGTTGCAAAGATGCGAAGAATACCGTGCCGGATATTTATTACATCCTTTTCGTTGTCCTCCATCTGGTCGTAAGACTCGCCAACAACTACGTAGACGGACGATAATGTAGGTATTTCTTGCGTGCAAGCTGGCGACGATGTCGGTGCTTCTTGTGGTTTTCTAACTGTAGCCATACCGTTATTTTCTAAAGTTTATATAAGCACTTGGGTAACGCATTGAGCGATGCTCGGTAACGGCGTACCCTTGTCGGCGAAACGCTCGTACAACGTTTTCCACCGCTTCAAAAGACGATATGTGCCATTTTTCATCGGGCAAACTACCAACCCAATTTCCTGCGCAACAACCTTCGGTTCGCTGTAAAATTTGTACTTCGTTTCTTGTTTCAAGCTTCTCGAGCACCCATGATGCAAGTTCGTTTTCCTGTTGCTCACGGGCATTTGACTTTGGAATTTCTATCATATTATTCTTTGTTTTTGAATTTATAGTTAGGACAATTGTAAGCTTTCATCATAGCCAGTAAGACAGGAAACTTAAGTCCATGCTTACATCCTCTACCGTATTTGTCGGCTGCTTCACACGTTTCACAGTTGTAGCGTGTGTTAATATTTAACGCTGCCATTTACTCTTCCTTTCCGTATTCTTCTACACAGAAATACTTCTCGTGGTCAGTGTTTTCTTTTACCATATTAAGCATACCTCCACTGATGCCGTTGTCAATTACAAGGTCGCAGTGTGCAAACTGGTTGCCCAAAAAATTGTGCGCCACAATAGCTTCGCGCTGCGCCAGCTCATCTTTGTGCCAAGCCGCGCTTATTATCACCGCTGCTTCTCTCGGTATTTGTAATGTGACCACGTTTTTCACTATATTGCCGTTGCAAATAGTTCCAATTTCTACGATTATTGATGCTGTTTTCATTTTGTATATGTTTTGAGTGAATATTTAAATGCGCTTAACGTTTTCGCCCAACGGATTATTATAAAGTCATCATCTTGTACTTAACGTTTGTTCCAACGTGTTTCGTTATTTTAGATAGCTAACACGCTATCCTCACACGACCAAATTAACGACATTGTGAGTACATGTCGGGTTTTTGACCCTCAAGCGGTTCACCTTCCTCTTAGAGCTGTATCGCCCTCGAATGTTTTTACGGCTTTTCTTTGCTACGGCAATGGTCTTACCTACGTCTTTTGGCGTGTAGTGCTCACGGCTTGTAATTTTGCGTCTTTACCAAGCTTTGACGGAAGTGTTAGCCCTTCCTGCTGCGTTTAGTGTTCGCTTCACCCTTTCCCCTTTCAGTCCTTTCTTTGTTTGCGAGGCAGGAAACGGCTCAAAGGTAATTGATAACCGAAAATCTATAAGACTGCCTAAGACTAATGATGCCTTTGTTCCGTGCGTAGACTCGAACTACTTGTGCGCCACATCGCAGCACGGATGATATTAAACCGTTATCTAAGCTTGCCGACCAGGTAGTTGATTTCTGTATCGGAAAGCTCTATTTTTTGTGAGTGCTTGAACTTAATCAGCTCGTCAATACCGATGCGAGATTCTATTATCTGATGAACACGGTCGTGCACACCATCACCTTCATGGAAGGCGAGAATAATGTCATAGGCAAAATCCAGCGCTTCCTGCTTCGCTTGCTTCTTTCGTTCTTGAAGCTCCTTTTGTAAAACTTCGGCTTTTGCATTGAATTTACAGCCACTCTCGATTGCAAAATCAACGCTAATGTTCTCGCACATCCTGTCAATGTCGTCGCCAAACATTTGTGCAAAATACGTATCACCTTTGAGCGATTGTAAAATCTGAATCTCTTTTTCTTTTGTCATAGTTGTATCTCTTATTTGTTTTTAAGTTACTTTTTTAAATTACTAACTACTTTCAGGTAGTCCTTAACCTCGTCGTCAGAGATGTAGCGTCCTTGGTTGCTATGCTTACCTTGAAGAAACTTCCTTGTTTTCTCAATCTCATCTTTTTTAAATCTCATAATCTTCATAATCAATTCGTATATTTATTAATCGTTATTAATTTTAACACCACAAAATTAATAAATTATTAATAGATAGCAAAATTATTAATAATAAAAATTTAGTATTTAAGACATTTTAAATACGCTCTTAAAAAATATATAAATTTATAACTATTTATTTGCCACTGCGCACAAAAAAGAGTATATTTGCAAACATATTAACCCTTTGCTTATGGAACAAATCTACGACATGAGCGCAGAAAATGTGCGCCAATTTGCCTATGAGTACCTGCGATGCGGTGTGACGAGCCGAGCTATACAATGTCTTGAACGTTTAAAATGGCTGGGCAAGCTGCGGCAGCAGGAATACTTGCTTCTAAGTACAATATATTCAAACCAATGCAAGTTCGAAGCTGCGATGGAGACTATTAAGAGGTACAATATTATTTACATGTAAAAAATCAATTTATGGGAAAAGGAAGTTTTGGTTGCTTAGCAGCCATTGGTGTAGCCATTATTGTTGTTTTGATTATGGCTGTTATCGGTCAAGAGATGAACAACAGAGAGGCAGAAGAAATCGCCAGCAAGCCGCTGTATGAGAGCACGGAGTACGTAGAAGTTTTGGCTGGGAACATGATAAAAGAAAGGCTTAAAGACCCGGATAGTTATCAATTTATCGAGATGAACGAAGCGCTGTCATCTTCGGAAGGAGAAAAGATGTTTGTCGTTACGTATAGAGCAAAAAACGGTTTCGGTGGGTACGATATAGGGCGAGCGACGTTTACTTGCGATAAAGACAACCTGTATATTGTATCAATAGAGTAACAAAATATAAGGCAGGAATAGCGAGGCGCATCACCTCGCTATTTTTGCATCATCTCCAGCAGCTCCTTTGCAATAGCTTTTATGCCGTCATTTAGAAAGTGTCGTGTAAGATACAGCACATTATAACCCTTATCTTCAACGTGCTTTGCATAAGACATGCCGGCTACGACAATAATAGTGTAACCCTTAGGCGCTACCACGCCGTCTTTAGAAGCGTATTCTTCCAAGATATTATCCACTTGCGACTGACCCCCTTTTACCTTGTCGGGTTCAGGGATGCTGCCTACAACCTTATTAACGAGTTTGCCGTCGCAGAATACTGCAAATGAAATCGAGTTCTTTAGATTCGCTGTGTGGTCTTTGTAGCCTTTATTGTCTTTCGAGAAAGTGACAGCCTTCTCGCCAAGCTCTGCCAACATCATACTTAAAACGTTGTCCACAGCTTGCTTTTTCTCCATAAGCCTCTTTTTCAAAGCTTCAACTCCTTTTATCTGTATGTTAACCTTTGCCATACACACAAAGTTAGCGTGTGAGTTCGTAATCTTAAAGAAAAACAGCACCTGTGCATAAACAAAAAGAAGGACACAACCGAAGCCGTGCCCTCCTCCAAAAATATACTAAAACAAAAACTCTCAGATTTTATTTTTTTGCCGAAGCATTGAGTTTAATCGTAAAGTCTGCGATATACGCCCAACGTTCGAGACCTTTGCCATCATACATAGAATAGTCCATTAGCCACCACCTGCATACTCCTGTCTGCGTAGTTCGTCGCACAGCGAGCCGAAAACCGCTGGGCGTTTGCAAAAGACACCACTCTCCTTCTTTAGGTAGTTCTTTCTCTGGGTTATGCCAAATGCTGCGCAGATACTGCTCAATGCCTGCGGTGAAAGATGTGCGCAAGTCTTCGCGCGTAAAAACTTCCTTGCCATCGCTTCCACAGAAAAGGTTGAGTGGATATCCTTGCGCCCACGCTTTACATTTATCTGTCAAACCCTTCCGCGTGAGGGTATCAACTTGCGCCGCTTCCATCTTTTTCATTTTTCGCATTAACGTATTCTTTAAGAACGCAGGCTCCATCACCAAGCAGCATGTATCTCTCCTTCTGCGCGTCAGACATCGCTTCATAGGCGGCGCGGCTTGCTTTCTTGATATTCTCGGGGTTGTACAACGTTGTTGTAAATTTGTCAAAGGTCTGCTTTATCTTTTTGTTTTCAACAATATTTTTTTGATACACAAACCGGTCTTCATGCATTACGAGCTTCAGCATTTCTTCAACCAGTTTTATCGCCAGCTCCGGATAAATAGCCATAAAGCATTTCTTTATATCCAGGTGACGCAGGTATTGTATACGGTTAAAAATGTGGTCAAACGTGCTTACAGACATGCACACAAGATTTTGTAACACCACAACCGTAGCGCACAACCCTGCGCGAGGAACGTCAAGGTTTTGCAATTTCTCCGCTATTTGGTCGCGCAGCTTCTCGAGTATCGGTATCGTAATATCGTAGAGCTGGTTGGCGTACTCGTTGCAATAACCAGGCTCTGAATTTTCTTCCACAATCTTAATCGTTTTGCGAAGCGACTTTTGTGTTTCTTTAAAAATCTTTTTAAGCTCAAATCGAAACAAACCCTTCTTTTGCAAATAGCTTTCCATGTATATAAGCCAGTTGTCCGCTATCAGATATTCTGTATATGAGAACTGGAAAACGGACACTTTTCCCAAGTTAAGCGTTTCTTGAACATACTCTGCGTCTACGCTCTGGTCGGCGAATACACGATGATGATTGCCGAAAGCTTCTATGTTAAAACATTTGATTGGACTTTCCATGTTGCTTTGTTGTATTTATAAGATATTGACGATACTCACTGACTGCTTTTGTGAAATAGGGCGACAGATCCAGTCGGTTCACATATTCTTCTATGGAATTTATGTTCGCACTATTGTCGCCTCGCTCCCAACCGTTAGCTGTAAGCACCCAGCAGGCGGTTGTGAAAGTATCAGATTGCACATTGTTGACCGTGTTGTAGTTTACACGCTTTTCGATTACGATGTTCATCTTTCTGTCATTTGACATAAATTCAAAACCGTTAAGCGTTTTAACAGCAAAGCTTGTATCTCCATTGCTTCTGATAAAAAAATCTTTATTACACATTGCGTATCTACGTTACTGTCATTTTATTTCTATTACTTTTAGCCACCGCTCAATAGCGAGCCTTGCCTGCTCAAAAGAGCGACAGACAATATACTCAAAACCAAGTTTGCTAACTTTGTTCTGAAACTCCTTTTGCTTGTCCGACTGCTGCCCTTTAGTTGTTTTCATTTCCAGAAATAGCACGTTGCGCCGCGCTATTACAACAAGGTCTGCGAAGCCTGCGAGTACGCCCTCGCGCTGCATGATAGCTGCTTCTCTTGCGTTGCGAAAGCCTCCGTTAGGCACGGCGGCGATAATATATTTAGGATATTGTAAGCGAAACCACTGAACAACTGCCTGTTGAATTTTAGATTCTTCATGTCGTGGCTTGTGTTTCGTAGGCAGTTGCCGTTTTAAGAAATCATCAAATTTCATCTTTAGTGCGCTGATTCTTTGCTTGAAGTTATACACTGGAACCATTGTCTCCATTCTTCTTCTGTTTTCATCCAACGAAGACAAGGACGTTCTTTAGGCATAGTTAAAGCACTTATCAAACCAAGCATTTCGTCATACGACAGTTTGTCGCCATATCTATCGCCTTGACGAACAGTAAAGCAGTTATTAATGTCTTTATCTGTTTCTATAATGATTTTTTCCATATATTACTTCCATTCTGTATTGTTATTGTCTTCTATCTTACGATAATAAATCTTACAACGTTTATTCTCGTAAATACCATCATTTTTAGCAAGGGCGTTCCACAAAGCATTGAGCGTCACGCCGATTTTTTTTCCCTGTGCAACAACAAGTTCGGGACAAGTGTTGTACACATAGTTCGTTTTTTTGTTTTTAAACTCGAGCACAACAACGCGCTTGCGAGGATACACTATTTTCCCTTTCATTCCTTAACCTCCTTTTCTATCTGCTGCTGGGACTCACTGATAAGCAAATCAACTATTTTATTGAGCACTTCGCGGTTACAAACGACGTGCGTACCATTTGTCGCACTAAGCTCCATGCGATACACAACCTCTTCGTTTCGCAACTTTCGATATTGCTCGTTTAATTCTTTCAGTTGCTTTATAGACATTTTCTTATTTTTTTATGCAGGTACTACCCAATCAGCAGCACCTGCTATTATTACTACTTTAATATTACAAGGTCAGCAACATGAGTGCCGGCTGGAAGCACAAGGCTATCCATGCGTGTGCCGTACTGCGTCTGCCTTACGATGCTAACATCCTCGTTGATGTTAATAACAACATATATATCTGTGTGAGCTCCAACGGACATTGAAACGACGCTGGCTGTTTCAAGACGCTTTCCATCTTCAACAAGCAAACCATTAACCGCATTGTCCTGTGTTGAAACAACCATCGCAACCATGTTATCCTTAACGTACTCCGCTGTCGGCACCAGTACCTTGCCTTTGTGTAGCACTACATCTTCGTTTGATATAAGCGGAATAACTACACCCCTCAAACGGCTGCCTACGTTCACGTTCTCTGTATCGTGCGGCGTGTCAAGTATTGACATCTCCGCGGACTGTTCTATTTTCTTTGGTCTTCCCATATTTATAAGTTTATTTGTTTTTAAAATGGCAAATCATCGACGCTACCAACGCCCACCATCGGCGCATTGCACGCATCGGCTGCGTTGTTCGATACACTCTCAAAAGCCTTCATCCCACCAAGAATAGGCATTGCATCAAGTTCCTCTTTACTCATTTTTTCGCGCACCTCCTTTGGCAACGACTGCTTTACAAGGTGTGTCTGCTCGTACTTTGACTCGCGCAGCGCAAACGCGCTCAAATCCAAATAAACAGCCTTTGGTGTTCCATCTGCGTTTGCACTTACGAATAAATTGTTATCTTCGATAGGAACAACAAGACATTTCTTTGTCGCAGTGCTTCCTTTGAGGCTTGCAACGCCTGCGTTTTTATACTTCAAAGCGTTAAGTTTAATACCAAAATTTTCTTTTTCCATGTTGTGTGTATTTTATTTTTTCAGTTCTCTTATAAGCGCGTCAGCGTATCTTACAGCTTCCTTGGCGCAAGAATCGAGGTCTTGATACTCAAACATCGCATCATTCTTCTCCCGTGCGTCAAACCCTTCATCCGTATAAAGAGCGCAAAGCATATCTTTTGCAATCTCATACCTGCGCTGTTCCCAGTCTACATTTGCATGGATATCCACCGCAAGTTGATATCCACCATTCGCGGCTTTCGATTCACATTCCTTGCACTTTAATTTGTAAGGTTCTGAAAAAGCGGTGACAGGCAAGGTTCTGCCACACATTTCACAAACTTTCTTTCTCATATCTTCGTTTTTTAAAGTTAGCCTTCGGAATAGGGAATCGAACCCTTATCTGCGCCGTGCTTAAGGTTGCATACACGACTACTCATAATCTAACAACTAATAACTTATTATGGCGAAAGCTCGCAACCTACCGACCCAATGCCGGACAAATTATTCCGAAGATAAAAGCCCCACCGCCGTAGGGCTGTCCTAAAAATGAATCCTATTAAATCTTAAACCGTGCGTCTCACGACGCTGTGAAACAAACTGCTCTATATTTATAATACACGAGTGTTTAAGAAGTCAACCATTGCCAAGTTCTGCGAAAGAATCATCGGCTGGTCAAGCGTTGCGGACTTGTACATGTCCGTCGCTGCGTTGTAGAAATCCCAAGCCGTGACCTTTCCTTTGTGGTTGTACGCAAGCATCATCTTCTCCGTGATGCGACCGATTTGTGCTTGATTCAGCGGTATTGTAGCGCCGTTGCGTATTTCCTTGTGTTTTGTCTCGGAAGCGACACGCAGAGCTGTTAGCATTCCGATGATTGTAAACATCTCCTGCGCACTTATCTCGCGACGCTTCATCTTCTCGATTTTTTCGTCGTCCTCGGCGGTGATATTGCGCAGGTTGTCAAGCCAAATGCTAACCTTTTCAAGCAGCTCGCTCAAGCCAACGCCCATCGTGCTGCCGTCTTTATATGTAGCAGCGTACTGCTCCCGATTCAACATTGTTTGGTTGTGACAGATAACAACGTTTCTTCCAATGCCGACCTGTAAACCTTTTTGGTGGAACGAGATAGCGAGGTTTGTTGTTATAGCTTCGTCACCTTGTCCTTTGTCAAGGTCATAAAGACGGATGTTGCAATACACGCGGCGCAGGATGTGCGCTTCAATGGCACGTTCACCGAATTTTTCCTCCTTTTGTGGAAGTCGGCTTACACCTGGTGCTCTACGGTCTTTGTTGTTAGCTGCGAACAAATCCCATATCTCAGCACGATAACCGCGCTCGGCACACATCTCTTGTATCTGCTGTATGAGCTGGAAATGATAGATACCCATGAGCGGATTGCCGTTGTAGTTGTTTTCCTTTTCTGTGCGTGCAAGCTGTTCAAGTGTCAGTGTCTGAACCTTGCTTATGTCGAAATCGAGGAACTGGCGGTCATTTCCGCTTGCAACTTCGAGTTCTGTTGCTGGTTCAGCGACCATGTTGTTAGATGCTGCTACATTCATTGTTGAATACATTGTTGTTTCCATTTTACTTTGTTGTTACGTTAAACTTGTTTCTATAATTAGAGGGTCTCCACGTTTTCCACGTGCAAAAACTCCTCATCCACCTGCGTGTACATCGGGAGCATTGTTTTGCCATACAGCCATTTCGGCATGACACATTCGTTTAAATCTTCCGATTCGCTGCTTGGGCTTACGATTATCTTATTTTCGGGAACCCAAACTTTCTGATTTTGCTGCTCTCCAAAAGAGAACATCTGCGCTTTGGGTGTCTTGACATCCATCATTGCCTTAGGGCAGTGAAAGCGCACCATTGTTGTCGTTATCTCCATTGTTGTTACTTTATATTGTGTGTTAATAAAATATCCACATTGCGATATAAACTACGGTAAGACATACACCCATGCCTAACGCCCAATACTTACACTCGTTTATTTCTTCTTCATCCCAATTGCGTGGGTCCATATAGTCTTTCATATTCTTTTTGTTTTGTGGCGAGGCGTTGCGCTTCGCTATGTTTCTTTGTTAAAGGGTATATCTGCCAATCTTTTTGCCGTCGACATAATCCTCTTGCCAAACCTCGTTGTAATCCGAAGTGTCATCAACAAAGTAGCAGCAGACAGACACCATTGCAAGACCGGCATCCAAGCGTTCTGTTTCGTAAAACCTGCCGTCGCTGTGCTTGCCGATGTTTTTAGACTGTGCTTTAGCAATCTTACAAGCCTCTTTGTAGTTGTCAGCTCCGATAAAGCCAACTGATTCGTAATCATTGGCTGTATTACCTTTTACATGCTGTTTCAGCGCCACCTCGTAGCGAGGTTTAACTGTGTCGCCTTTCCAATTTTTCATTGTTGTATCTCCTATTTTATCGGTTATTAATTTTAACACCACAAAATTAATAAATTATTAATAGATAGCAAAATTATTAATAAGAAAAATTTAGTATTTAGTATCTTTTAATACTTAATACTAAATACTATATTAATAATTTATTAATTTTGCGGCACAATTAAGGGTTAGCGTAATGAATTTCCCAATCTGAAAAGAACAGGGTTAAATATATCAGACCTCCTTTCGCCACTATTACGCACTCTTGTAAAAAAATCGGCGATTGGAGGTTTTTATTTGAATATAATATGATAAAGAACATACGATACAGCATTGTTAATGGTCTTTTCAAGGATAAAGCATCCCTGAAAGCCATTGCCTTGCTGTTGTTTTTTTATCATAGAAACGGGAAGAATGTTCTCAAGAACTGGTCGGTAAACAAGCTGGCTAATGTAACGGGCGTACATGCGTACACTATTAAGAAGCGCATCGCTACGCTTGTAGATTTTGGTTATGCTAAAGTAGACGGCAGCTCGCTTGTCTTTCTTTCCGTTGTATCAAAGCACAAGAATAGAAATATTAATATATCAGATATATGTTACGACACGATTAAAGATGTAGAAAAATCCCTATACGCAATTCTTTTGTGCATTGTTCAATCTCGAAAGGACTTCTGTAAACGTACCATTCTACAAGCTCGCACAGCCCAGAAATTTGATGTTATCAAAAAGGCTCGCGCACTTAAAAGGAAGTATGGCTACGGAGATACTTATACCGAGAACGGACTTTCGTACAAAAGGATTGCGCAAAAATTAGGTGTTTCGCTGAAAACAGCGTTCGATTATGTTAAGTATGCGGTTCTTAAGAAGTTTGTTGCGGCGCAAAATCATTTTCGCTCCACCTTTATGCCTAAGGTGGGGGGATATCCTGTACCCTGCTTTACCTTCACAACTAACAACTACGCTTACAACGTAACAGCTAACACATATACAATTATAAGTAAATTATTTAATTTAAAAAATCGAGCCACAGCCGTGCTTTAATGCATGGTATATATAGATTATAAAAAATATAGGCTTATGAAAAATTCCACAAAGCTTGAAAAAATAAAGAAATTCCTCGACGAAAACGGAATTGCATACAAATGCCGCAACAAGCATCGAAATGGGCACTGCGACTTGTTTGTAATTGCCGCAAAGGTGTCCGTAAAGATTGAAGGTGCAGACGACGATATATTTTATCGCAGACACAGAAAAGGCTACCACCCTGTCTTCATACGCTCCTCCGACACGCCTAAGTTCGCAATAGAAAAGGTTGCAAACACAATACGCGAATCAATGATTAACCAACAGACACACTTAATGAAACGACACTATGTGTAGACGAAGATATTGTGGAGAGTGTCCGATGTTTAGATATGAAGACACTGACGGCATCGGGGAGTGCTTTGTATGCAAAGAGTTAAGGACTTGCGGTCAAAAGTGCAAGATAACTCGTAATAACATAACAGAAAAGCAGGTGCTACGCATATTGCACTACGAGCAAAAATGGCGCAGGGGAGCGAAATCGAAAATGCTCTCGCCTGTGCTGATTGGTGTGGCGATAGATGGTGCGATGCGTTTCATCCGCAAAACGAATAAAAACAAGTCTTGATATGAAAGCTTCAAAAGCTTTAGTGCGTAGAATAAGGCAAGACCTTATATCCAAGACAAGCGATGCGGAAAAGGCAGCGATACGCAACTGCGAGCGACTTGGGCATACAGTAGTACGGCAGCAGCCTATATTGACGGGACGGGAAATGTATTTTGCCGACATATATTTGCCGGATTTGAAAACGATAGTTGAAATTGATGGTGGCTACCATTACACACAAAACCAAAGGCGCAAAGACAACAACCGCTCCGCAGGAATTTGGCGCATGGGTTATCACGTTGTAAGATTGAGCAACCACGACGCGCGTGATATAAACAAAGTAAAAGCAAAAATAGAACTTATAAAAAGGAGATACAGAAAATGATTTAAATGTATGAAAAGACACGCATACAGAAACAAAGCACCCTACTCCACCCTGCATCCCGACGCAAGACATTGGACTCGCAAGGGCAGTTCGTGGAAACAGAAAGTTGGCTACGACACGGAAGACGAGGCGTGGGAGTTTCTTGAGCAGAACCCGAAACTGAAAGCGATGGGCGAACGTCCGTATTTTTGCGAACTGTGCTCTAAGTGGCATATAGGCAAACGAACAAGAAGCAAGAACAAAGTGTTTTAAAATGATGGTTTAAATGAAGAAAAAAAATAAAAATAGACGAATACTCTATGGGTATCATAATTTGCGCGAGTTATCGGAAAGAGCTTTGCGAAATCTTGATGGAGCGATGGACAATGCCCATGATGTGGCCGTGATGCGCTATGTGTTGTTGCAGTTCGTTAATTGGTTTAAGACGGACTTTAAGAAACTGCCACTATTCGAGAAAAACCCGTTTATTGACGACTGGTGCAACAATATGGTAGGAGTGATATCCGACTATATGTTGGACATTACGAAAGATAAAAACAAGGGGAAGATATGACCCAACTCTACATTTCCGTGCATCCCGTTAGCCGTCGGCTCGAATGGCGAGGATGGGGGGGGATGGTTCCTCGTCCGCCCTTCGAGCCACCGACTACAAATGCCCACACTGCATAATGATTGTATATGACTGACCCTCACTACAAGCGCGGCACTATCCGCAAGGATGGCAAGCTGTATGGCCGCTACCCCGACGGCTCGCTCTATCGCATCTACTCCACCACCGACCGACCGTTTCTTCAGTTGGTGAACCGAGATGGCGAGACGTTCCTACGCATACGCCAAGCCACCGAGTTGGGCTATACCGATTGTCCTTGTCCTGGAGTCGCCGACCTTAGCTATCCGTCCTCGGCTCTGAGGCGCAGTCGCACAGTCGGGAGGGGTAAGCTCGTAAACGCACTGACCGCTGCAAGTAGCGGAATCTGCGTGTTTGTTGAATTATAAATAAAAGGAGAAATGAATTATGAGTTACAATACAACGAAGATAACCGTATTTAACGACGAAAAGGATTGGTATTATGAATTTTGACTTCTACCAATATCCTCGTGGTGAGAACAGGGGAGGTAGGCTAAACACTACGATTTGTCCGACCATCACTATATGTTCATGGTCGTGCAATTGTTTTCTGATTGAAGAATATGACTAACATTAAACCCTTAAACACCGACCGCAGCCATTGCGCCCCAACCGTCCTTGCCGAATATTTCAAGTTCGGTTCACGCACACTTCTGCTGGGCGATCATGGCACAACAGGAGGGCGATTTTGATAGAATATGAATGAAATAAAGATAGACTACCACATCCCTTCCGTAGAAGGAATCTACTGGAATGCGTCGCCCGATTTCAAAAGGCTTCCGTTGGGAGGATTAAGCCGATGTATCAAGGCTGATAATCATGCTCCAGGAATTTTAATAGAATATGACTAACATCAAACCCTTAAATGTCTGTGTGGAAGGAATAGCAGTAACACTGAATACCCGATACGAGCGACTTTGCATCGAGCATTTGATGTCACTCGCCCACTTTCCGCGGACGGGCGTAATGATTGAATACAAATAACAGCAACAATATGATCACAAAACTCAACTTCACCGACCGCACCATCAAGAGTTATGCCATCCGCAAGCTCACACCCAAGGAGTGTTTTCGCCTGATGGGCGTTCGCGACAATGTAATCAGTACGATGCAGAGCAGCAATGCCCAGACAGCCGAGCGAGTGCCCAACTGGAGAGGTAAGGGTAAAGCGGAGGACATGGCTATATCAGCGTCACAGCAGTACAAACAAGCTGGAAACAGCATTTGTATAGATGTGTTAGCCTATCTATATCAAAACCTTTTCTACCCCGTACCACCCAAGCCGCGCTCTGGTGAACAGCTCTCGCTCTTCGACGACCTCGAAGACACGTTGCCCGCTTTGCCGCCCACCGCAGCCGACAAGAACGAGGAGAAGATATTCCTCACCACATTCTCCGGCTACGACTCGCAGCTCATGGCAGCCGACTTGCTAAAGTCTTGGCGCCCCGATTTTCATTGGACGTGCGTCGGATGGAGCGACATCGACAAATATGCTTGTCAGATGCACGACCTCGTATTTCCTCAGTTTGCCGACTGCGCCTTGGGCGACATCACCAAGATTGACTGGCACAAAGTAAAACGCTCACTCGAAGGTCGCGAAGTGGACCTCTTCACCTATTCCTCGCCCTGTCAAGACATCAGTCAGGCTGGCAAGCAGATGGGCTTGCAGGAGGGCAGCGACACCCGAAGCGCCCTGCTTTGGCGTGTTGCAGATGCCGTGGAGGTGCTTCGCCCGAAGTATCTCTTGCAGGAGAACGTGGCGGCACTGGTAAGCCAAAAGTTCATGCCCGACTTCCAGAAGTGGCTCGACAAACTCTCGTCGCTCGGCTATGTGAGCCGTTGGGCGCGACTCAACGCCAAAAACTATGGTGTGCCACAAAACCGCGACCGTGTGTTCTGCATTTCCATGCGCCGTGACGTAGCCTTCGACTATCAGTTTCCCGAACCATTCGAGCTGAAAACCCGACTGGAAGACGTGCTCGAAGAGGAAGTGTCCGACCGCTATTTCCTAAAAGACGATGCCGTGAACAAGTTCCTCAAGGCAAACGACCAAGACAACGCCCTATTTGTGCAGTTCGACCTACCGCCGACACACGAGGCTGCAATGTTCTTGAAAACGTGGCTTACGTTGTGGATGCAAGCAGCCGATGGTTGGAAAATGACATCTACAAGTCTCCAGCTCGCCCTTTATTCGGCAAAGCAGAAAATGGAGCAGTCTTATTCCGTGTTCATGGATAAGGGTGTGGCTGCGTTAGGCGATGAGTTTCAACGGTTGTTCAAGGAGAATATGGAGAGGAAGAAGGATGGAGTGTAAGCTGACCCACGTCGCCCATCCCTTCCGTCTGAATGGGGGTGGTAACGGACAAATGGTGAATGTGACCGACGAATGTTGTGCGGCAACCATAACCACACGTTACGAGGCTATCGGACCGACCAACATCCTCACGCTCGCCCACTATCCAATGACAGTAGTATTGTATGAGTTTGAATAAAATAACCATCAATGTAGCAAATGGGGGAGGTAAACTTAGACTCGCCCACACAATAAAAGCCAACTATTATAAAATGGGAGTACGCAATTTCCTTTTTACCAAAGATGATGGTTTTGACGCTACAGGAGTAATATTTGAATATGCTTAACAAGAACGCTCGCTTAGAAATAATGTACCAACGTGGTTCCCGCCCCTCTCATGCCGTATGGATAGACACCTACAACAAGCAATTATGGAGGGGTATCATCCACACCATTCAAGCCAGAGTGAGCAGCCGTAATCACTATTATGTAGCAGTAGAATTATGAACAACCCTTGCCCCATCGTCCTCGGCTCCTACAGCCCCTCGCAGAACGGCATCATTGTGTCACCACACGGCATAGCTCTGTGTATTGCTGGAGGGGGTAAGGGTCACGACGTGGATAAACCGAAAATATTGATAGAGTATGATTGAACGTTCCGTCCTCGTCCACTACCGCACCGAGGAAGCAAAAGCCTTCCGCCGTGAGCATGGCGACCGGGGAGGGTGTAAATACGGCGATAAGTATCACCGCCCCAGTCCGTTGCCGTGGTGCAATTCGATAACAACAGTAACAAAAGACAACCTATTATGCTACGTTTTCGCATAGCAGCCTTCCGAGGCCGTGACCCCGATAATCCGTCCGACCGCAAGCATCCCTCCAACGGACGCTTCTGTCAGCGAATGGAGATAAACGTTGGAGGTACAACCAACACCCTCACCTCAGTAGGCAAAGACAATATGGTATTGATAACGTATGATTAACCAAATTCCTTTTGTGCAACGCACATCGCAACTCTGCCCACGTCGGGGATACTCCACCGCCCTATCTGCACGCTACGACGGATGGGCAGGACTATACGACGAGCACGGACAGCACACCATTGTATTGATAGAATATGATTAGATTGCAAATCTTAAATTCCCCCTCCCCCAAAGTATGCGCCACCATTCTTACGCATTACCACAAGGAGGGAGCAGGTAATATCATACAAGGTACAAGTTCGCTCGTCAAAGCACCAGCAGTATTGATAGAATATGAATAACAGAAAAAGTAAAATCCGTATGGTATGGCGTGACGACGACTCTATCCGCTTTTACCAAGACACTCCCGACAAGCGAGGGGTGAGCGAGTTGATGATAAACAATGTGTGGGGGGGGGTAGCCTATACGATAATATCGGGAAATGTGGCAAACGTCCTCATTCCACTATAAGAGTATGAATATGACTGACAAGTATTACATCGGATGGGTACGCAGCGGCAAGGACGGTAAGGGCCTCGTAAACTACCGACCGCGCAAGCGGATAGCTAATGCTGTGACAACAATGGTCGGGGGAGGTATTGCCGATCGTCGCGACGGGCTGGGCAACACTACACCACATATAGTATATAGATTTGAATAAGATATGAAACTGAGAATTATTCCAATGGAGGCTTATGACGGTTGTATTCCCATAACCGTTAATATGGTTCAGAAATATGTCGGCCACTTCCCCTTCGGCAAATGGGTAAACATAAAAGGTTTTTCCGACAAGCAAAAGGCAGTGGCATTATTGTCACTATTGTATCGTTAAGACAAACAAAAATAAAACAAAATGGAAAGAGAGAAGATAGTAATAGAACTTTGTGGCGGCAGGATGCCGGTTAAAACATACGATGCCGACGCAGCGTACGATGTATTTACTAAAGAGGACACAATAATTGAAGATTGGGAGCGCTACGCGATACCACTCGGCTTCAAAATACAACTGCCCAAACACCTTGCAGCAGTTATACAGCCAAGAAGCGGCATGTCTTCGGAAGGAATGTACGCGCAAATACAGCGCTGTGACGGATCAAGAGAAGAGACACGCGTTGACGCTGATGTAAAGCTGAGCTTAATTGACAGTGGCTACACCGGCGAAGTAAGAGCTATCCTAAAAACATGCTGCGTGGAGTACCTTGGCGTTAAAAGTGTCTGCATTCCAGCCGGCACCAAGATAGCGCAGATGCGCATTGTGGAGATTCCGAACACGGAACTTGTTAGCGGTGTCGTCAAAAAAGAGGAAAATGACGACAAGAAGCGTAGCGACAACGGTTTTAATTCATCGGGAGTAAAATAATATAACATAAATAAGCTGTACAAGGGCGGCTTGCAGGTGCGAATCCTGCTATTGATTTTACTTGTTTTTGTTACAAAAGGCTGTGTTTCGATTTTATCGTAGGCTCGCAAATTAAGAGTGGTGTTTCTTTTTTATGAAAACTTTTTCAATCAACCATGTACTTAATCACTGGGGAGCTTGCATGGCTTTAATGCGTGTTGTAGTCGTGAGGATTATGACGCGCATTTTTAAAAAAATCGCACAAATCATTTAATTTCCATTAAATACTAAAGATTTTCTATTATTTATTTTGTCATTCACTAATAAGTTATTACTTTTGTGGCGTTAAAATTAATAGATAATTAAAAATAGGAGATACAACAATGACAACAGAAGTTTTAAACAAAGAAATTGTAAACTACATCATTAGCGACATTGAGCTAACTCTTCAACGTTTGGGCATCAATGTACAGCTGTCAATCGAACAGCGCGAGGATTACAAGCACGAGAAGTTTGACAAATTAATTAGCACAAGCTTTCAAACGGTGCCTATGCTTTTTAAGGAAATACATATCGAAGGCGACATCAACGTAATGACAAAAGCAACAGAAGAAGATTATTGCAAGGTAATAATCAACCTCGGTGTAAGTTATGCATATTTCGATGGAGGAACAAACGGACACGAACTTGGTAGGGTTATGTATGTCGTAGACAAATCTTACAAAGGCATCGACACGAAGCATATAAATATGTATGTAGACAAGGTAAAAACTCTTGCTATCTAAAAACACAGCGGAGCGCAACAGTTTCGCTATGACACAACAACGTAATATAGGAGATACAACAATGAACACTATTAGAACTTTTATTCCATCAGACAGCGTTGCAAGCTTCAAAAAGTTTGCAAACAAGACAAAGAAGAACGTGGAAGGCTTTTCTTACACCATTGGCGAACCTTACATGAAGGTGTTTTTACACCCAGTTATAGAGAAGGATGGTATGCGAGGCAGGGCGGTGAAAGCTTTTCACGAAGTGTGCGACCTCACAATCAATATGCCCGAAGAAAACAACTGGAAGCTTGTATGTACTTTTAAAGATGGCTCTTTTACGCCCGTTGACTCGTCCAAAGAGCTTGTGTTTAAAATTCCTACCCACGGACACGATTACGACAAGTGCGACGTTTGCGGACATTGGTGCAAAAATTCTTACGTGATAGAAAACATTGTAACGGGTGATGAATTACAAGTAGGTTGTGAGTGTGTAAAGAAGTTCGGCATCAAGAGTTTTGACTATCTCTCAAAGTTTACGAGCGAGTTGCATAAGCTTTACGATTACAGCCTGTCTTACTCAACAGATCGGGATGGCGATGAGTTAAAAATGTGGGGCGGCAACCCGAACGCTATTTATAAAAACGCTTTTAAAAAGGCTGATTTAATAATGTCTGCGAAGGCGGTATATAACAAGTGCCCAATTTATAAAAAGGCTTACCGTCAGGGCAACACACACTACCCTTCACCGACGCTCGTCGACATTGAAGCAACACTTTGCGAAGAGAACTTCGGCAGCAACAGCGAATATGTTGAAAAGGTGTGCGCATACGCATTGAGCAAGCCGGTTGACGGCGAGTTTGCTGAAAAGACACATAGACTTGCAAGCGACTATTACGCCTATTTAGACGAGTCGGTTTATGCTTTCTTTATGGTTAAAAACTACGAAGATAGCTTGAAGGTAAACACCAAACTTGAAGCAGGAACAGCAGTTAAGGTTGACGGCAAGGTAATACAGACGCGCACTGAGGAGTCTTTCTATGGTGTTATGATAATAAATACAATACTTACCGACAACGGCACGGAGTGCGAGCGAGTAGGTGTTATCCCGACAACAGAAATAGACGGCGTAAAACGCACATCTTTCTACTCCTCTATAAAGGGAATGTACCGCGGAAAGGTATGTCTTGGAAGAGCAACAAAGAACCCTAAAAAGGGCGTTGTTTATACAGCTTTATAATTGTTTACACGGGGATGGGCGCAGCCTACCCCCCCCAATTGATTATATTATTAACTTTGTAAAATAAAAAAACAAAAGATTATGGCAAAAGGTGGAGGTTCAACAAGAACGGTAAACAGCTCTAACGCAAGCGCGAGCAGAATAATTACCGAAAAAGTTGTTCTTGCGAATAACAAGAACAGCATAAATATAAAAAGTATAAAAGGAGAGTCCCCAATAAAAAACGTAAATGACGACATAATTATCAATGGAACTGTTGTGTATGGTGCATCTAAAACAGAAAGATTGAGAGAAGATACACCGAGAGACCTCTTTATGGATGGTATTCAAACAAGACTGATGCGCCAGAATTCTCAATTTATAAAACAGGTTGGCAGAATGAGGTTCACAAACGAAGGAGGCGGAGTTTATACAATTAACACAAAAGTCGGTGGAGGACAAATCGAAGCCGAAACGGATTCTTTTGGAAATACGATCTATAATACACACGTATGGAATGCCACATACAACAGTTGGAAAGATACAAAATGGGGCAGTCTGAATGCGGCAAAAGCACACATAAAAAAGAAATTAAAAGGCTTTTAAAACTTAACTATGCTAAAAAGATAAAATATCTCAAGAAAAATTTTGTGGTGTCAAATAAATCTACACAACAACTTTTTAAACAACGCACAAAATAGGAAAGAACACATTAAACAACAATAAGGAGAATTTTACAATCAGTAACACAACCAAGGAGATGCTCCTACTTTTGCGTGACTTTGCAAAACTACAAGAACGGGCTATCGCCCTGTACGAAGACAAAACAGAGGGCGAGAACGTAATAGATGCAACGGTTGCCATGATGCACTCCATGCAAGATGCAATCGCTGTCAACATAGGTGCGACACTCAATGAAACGCGGTATTGTAGTATCTAAAATGCTGGCATAAAAAAGACGTAGTACATTAAATTATACTACGTCTTTTTTGTTATATTTTTATTGTTTGCCGACAGATTTCACACTGGACACCAAAGGGTTGTCGTTAAATATGATACTCTGTAGATTATCAGCAATAGTTCCCACAAACATTACTTTCTTATCATTTTTATCTATGTATGAGAATGTTATTGCATTGCCAGAAACAGAAAAATCAGCTGTAACAGAATATTTGTCAACATCTACATCATAATCTTGTATGCCTGCATATTTGTACTGGGTTTCGTAAGTTACGTTACCATTTCCATCCAATAATAAAAACAAATATCCATTAGCTCGATATACACCATCTTTACGTACAAAGAAGCTCTCGTAGCTGCTATATCCTACCTTTACAAAAAACTCTCCTTCCTTAAACTTGTATTGTTTTTCTGTTTGTGTTAAATTAGCTTTGACACATTTCCTTTTTACCTCCATTTCAAAAATACACCTGTTATTGGAAAATGTCATTGCTATCGTTGTGTCGGCATCGTGACCGTTACTATTGCACACGTTCCAATACACCTCTTTTTCCTCCGTTTTTGTGTTTTCTGAGTATTCCAAGCCAGATATTTGCTGTAGCTTTGTGACTACCTCTGTGTTTGTCTCTTCTTTGTCTACAAAAATGCCGAATGTTGTGTGTTCAATTTTCTCTATCGAACTCCATGTTGTGTTTTTAAGCACATACTTTTGACTTTCCTTTTCTTTAGCATCATCATTGTCCGACGAGCAACCCACACACATTAACGCGACTGAAATCAGTGCAAATAAAAATTTCTTCATAGCGATTGAGTTTATAATGAATTATAGCTGCAAAGGTATATAAAATAATGTAAAGTACAATTTGTTTACACAGAAAATAAATATTATTTTATCAGTATAACTTTATAAAGTAATTTTGTGTTAGATAAAATTTTCCATTAACGTAAACAGAATAAAGTATGACAATTAAAGAGAAAGTGCTTGCTTCTTGCAAAACGTCGTTCGCGAAGTACGGTTTGAAGAAGGATGAACTTGCAAAGCTGGTAGACCAGATTGTCGCAGGTCGTGGTTTAACAGATGAGTCAACAGACGAGAATGTTACTGAAGCTATTACAGCCGTGGAGCCGTATGTTGGTATGATGCAAGCGGCGTTCAATAGAGCCGTGAGCGAAACAACGAAGAAGTACGAAGGCTGGGTAGACCCAAAGGCTACTCCGACACCTCCGACAAAAACACCAGCTCCTCCAGTTCCGCCAACAACAGAAGCTCCGCTTACAGCCGAAGCTGTAGCAAAGATGATTGCCGAGGTAAAGAACGACCAGCAGAAGGCTGTAAACGAGGCTGTCGCAGCCGCTCTCGCTCCGTACAAAGAGCGCGAGGAACGCGCAAGACTCGCAGCGTTGCTGCAAAGTAATGAGAAGCTAAAGAACGTGCCCGAAGTATTCCGTTCGCGCTATCAACTCGACAAAGAGGAAAACCTCGACAGTGTTGTGGAGCAGATTAACAATGATTTCACAACAATGAAACAAGCGCTTGTCGCAGACGGAACATTTGTTTCTGCACCGACAACAAGTACCCCACAGTCTGAGCAGGATGATTTTATCAAGCGCATGGAAGGCTTCGCGCAGCGTAACACTCCCAAGCCCGAGGGTGCTGCATAACAACTAAATGTAAAACAATAAAAATGTAATAAGTATGGCTTATAAAGGAATGTACCTCAAAAAGACCGTGCCAACCGATATTAAAGAGGGTTCTTGGTGGGAAGAGCAGTGCATCGTAAGACAGGGCGGTTATGACCTTGACCAGAGCAATTTGCCAGCCGAACTAAAGTGGTTGCCTAAGGGTACTGTTGTCAAGCTTGGCAATGGTGGTAAGGCTATTGCTATTAAGACTGCAAAGGTCGTAGAAAAAGCTGATAGCGCAACTAAGACAGTTAAACTTGCACACGGTTCTCTTTTCAAAGAAGGTGACACCATTGGCGGCAAGAAAATCGCATCTATCGCAAGAACAGCAACACTTGACACGGTTACTCTTTCGACAGGACTCGAAGCTGCTATCAACGCAAACGACATTGTTACTGACTACAACAAGGACTCAGACGTAATCCTTGGCTTTACCTACGCAACAAAGGAACTTGACAAGGACGCTTCGCAGCAGGTTGAGCCTACACTTCGTGTTATGGAGGTTGAGGAAGCTTCACTTCCCTACCCTATTAACGCAGACATCAAGGCAGGCTTGAACGCTAATGGTATTGCATTGTTCAAGATTAAGTAACAAGTGAGTAATATTTATCAACAGGATAACAATAATAATAATATAGAAAAGGTATGAATAGTATACTCAAACAGCTATTAGACCCAAAATCTTTTCAGAGCTATATTGACGAAAACATGAAGACCGTGACCTATAAGGCTTTGTGGAAGAACGAGATTACGCAAGTGGACTATTGTGCAGCAAAAGTTTACAGTGCTGACCTCGCAGAATACACAGCTGCTATGGTAGGTTCCGTTATTGCCAAAAACGCCGAAAAGCCTGTACATCACATGCCCGACTTCGGTCAATTAACTGGTTCTATCGGTCGTTATGGTGACCAGTGGGAACTTGATAATGACTATCTCGACCAACTGCATCAGCTTGAAGGTCGCTATCGTGATGCAAAAGGTAAAGAAGGTTATACAGAAGCTCAGCAACATGCACAGTACGATAAACTTATAAAGTTCTCTTTCCGACCATTTGAGCGTGCTGTTATTGCGCCACACAAGCGTCTTGACATGCTCTACTACGAAGGCCTTTATACAGGCAAGCAGACCGTTTCACGTGCTAACAATGCTAAGGCTAATGTGTCCTATACTTTTGACCTCGAAATTAAGCAGCTGTCTGTTGAAAACAATTGGGGTGACGCAAACGCAACTCCTATTGCTGACATTAAGATGCTTAAGGATGAAGCCAAAAAACACGGTCGCAAGATTTTGAAGCTTCGTATGTCTGAGAACACATTCTACAAGATGTGCAAAGCTAATCAAATCAAAGAAACGTTCAAACTTAACCTCGGTACAATACAGATTAATCCTTCTGTGCCGATGTTTACAGTAGACCAGGTAAATACTTATCTGCGTTCAATTCTGTTGCCAGTAATACAGATTGATGACGACCAGTTCGTAACTCTTGCTGACGGCTCAACAGTCAATCTAATCGTTGACGACCGTGTTGTAGCACAGTGTGCTGATACGGTAGCCATAATGAAGATTTCCGACCCATTGGAATTGGTAGACCCAATTCCGAACGTCTCATATTCTTCTCACGACGACAACCTTGTAGGTTATTGGCGTGACAAGACAGGCTATCACATTAACTACGATATGTGGGCACAGCCTGTATTCAACGGTTTGAACGACATCTTTATTCTCAAGACTACCAAGTAAAGGTAGTCTTGAAAAACTCTAAATGTAGTAAGTTGTAACATTAAGACAAGGACAGCATGACAATCTCAGAAGCAATCGCAAGCGAAATTCAGCCTTTCTCAACGTCGGACGAGGCGTTGGAGAAGATGTTTATCGACGCTGCCGATAAATTCGGTGCCTCGGAAAGCGTCGATGACGCATACAGTGTGGCTGTAAAGAAGCCTGTAGCGTATGCTGCAATGCGCATACTTTACAAAATGCGTACACTTTCAAGCGAGAATGTGGGCGGCGTATCGCAAAGCTACAAGAACGATGACGAGCTGATTGACGATATGATAAAATCTATTGCCAAGGACGCAGGATTGAGTGCTGACCTTGTTCTTAATACAGACTCTGATGGCTATTGGTTGCAAAGCGTAAAGGTTTGGTAAGGAGGGTGGATGTATGAACTTCGAGGATAAACTGCAAATACAGCTCAAAATATACAACGTTGGGTATGTTCAAATAGGCGGCGTGTTCTACGATATGAAAGATAGTGGAGAGCCGGATTTTGATGTTAAAAACGAAAATGTCGGCAGCGGATACGACGCGCAGGGCAATCCGATTGAAGCAACGGCAACACGCTTTCTTGATTTTGGCAAATGCTTAATCTTCCCGAATACAAAAGCAAGCCTTATTACGTTGAACGACGGCAGTAAATATCAATATGCCTACGAGGTGATAGCACCGCTGTCAAAGCAGAAATACAAGATGCTACCAACAGAAGGCGACAATGTAAAAATAACAAAAAAAGACGGCACAATCGAGAAGGAAATGGAAGTTAAAGGGTTTGTTACCCTCAAACGACGGTATTTAAAATTGTGGCTATAAAACGCAAGGTATGATAATAGGTGACGACGCTGTAAGCGCGATGTACGAATACATTTGCAATAATCTGTCGAAGATAGGAGTGAAAAAAGGGAACGTTTTTAAATACAAACGACCTAAAAAGCTTGATTCGGACAGTTATATTGTTATTAATCATTTGCCGTTTGTGCACGAAAGTGAGATAGAAAACGGCATGATTAACGTAAACGTGCATGTGCGAAGAACAGCCTCTGACGAGCCGAATACAAAAAAACTCACAACGCAAGCAAAAGCAATTCTTGCCTTGTTTGAAAACAGCACATACCTTGATGGTGCATATTTTGATAGCTATTCCGACTCGCTGCCTACAGAAGACGACGATAACACATATTATATCAATCTGAAATTCAAAGTAACGTATAACAATTTAAAGAACTAAAATATGGCAAAGACAGGCAAAGACGGTGTGTATGGCATTGACGAGTTTGCAATCGCCACCCCTGCGGAAAATGGAGCTTATCCTACCAGTTTTCCGTTTAAATTTAAGGCTATTGTACAGGGTTCTTTGAGCTTTAATGACAGCGCGGCATCTACAACAGACGTTGAAATTGAGGACTCAGAAGACCCGTATGCAGTATTGACTTCTTCGGCAGCAACCAAAGGCTTCACGGCTCAGACATACGATATGTCGCCTGAAACGTATAAAGAGATCCTTGGTTTTACTTCAACTGACCAAAAGTGGAACAACGAGCAACCAACGGAAACACAGGTGTTCAAGGCTGTGCAGATTAAGACAAAGGTACTCGACGACATCCCTGCAAAGGTGTTCCAATGGGCAAAAATGAAGCTTACTGTCACCCGTAGTGGCTCTATTGGCAAGACCGGTCTTCCAAATCTTAACATTGAATTCCGTCAGATGGCAGTAATGGATGCAAGTGGCGAGAAGGTTTCTGGTCATCGATGGGCATACCTTGATGATGTTAAGACAGAGATCGATAAAGAGCTTTAGGTATTCGCATAGGTTATATAATTTCAAATCGTTAATTAGCGGCGAGGCAAGGAGAAATTCTAAGCCGCGCCGCCTTTATTTTAAGCATACAACTATATGAAAACATCAGAGAAAAAACATGTAGCGGAAACGCTCATGGAAAAGTCAACAAAGATAAAGGTCGGCAGGTTTAGTTTCGAGGTTAAGCCTTTGACATTTATGCAGATTTATGAAATGGCTGCCGTTGCAAACGACATTAAAAAGCCAAGTTGGAAGCCTGGTGACAAAATAAATGTGTTGCAAGAAACTATCGCACACGGCAACGATGCTCGCCTTATGTGTGAAATATTTGTTATTTGTGCGTTTAGAAAGACATGGAAGCGTTGCCTTTGGAGGCGGTATATAACCAAGCGCCTTAATGTCAATGCTTTCAATGACCTTATCCAGTTTATAAGTCACTCTTTTAACGTAAATTTTTTCTTGACCTCTATCACTTTCCTCTCCCAAACAATAGCAATGACCGAGCCGACAACGACTCGCCTTGGGCAATCATCGGAGGAGTAATGAAGTATTTTCGTATGAGTTACGAGGAGGTCGTATTTAATCGCTCATACATTAATGTTATTCTTCTCAACCGCTCAATACCTTCATGTGATAACCCAGACAAAAAAGAAGATGAAGGTGGCGACAAAAAGAGAAAGGAAGAAATAAGCACTTGCAAACCGATAAACAAATCAATACACGCATCAGATTTCTTTATGAATATGATGGGATAACACTATATATATTATGGCAGAAGAAATACTTGGTATAAGCGGACAGATGGATATTTCCGATATCCAAAAATCATTCGACACTTTATTTGGAAATCTCGACGAGCTCGGCGTAAAAACGGACAGCCTTAGCGCACGAATGACAAAAGCGTTGAACGATATTGCACAAAGTTCCGATGTAAGCAACAAAAGTACGCAGCAAGCATTTAAGGAGCTTAATGCGATAATATCCGAGGCGCAGGAGAAGCTGACAACAACGCCTAAAAAGATTCAAGATGTTTCTTTGGAATTGTCAAACGCAGCAAAAACAGTCGAAACGCTTAAAGATAGACTTTCGCAAGCGACGGTCGGGACAACAGAGTGGAATACGGTTACTCAAATGCTTGAAAATCAAAACAAGACTGTCGAACGACTCAAGGCGCAGTATTCCGCATTAACAAACACTTTTTCAGACGCTCAAACAGCCGCTAACGTGCTCGGTACAACAATGGGTACTGTTAATACTGTTAGTTCTCTTTCAAACGCAGCTACTGGCGTTAATGCAGGGCTTCACGTCGGCGTGGCAGCAGCCGTGGGTGCTGAAAGTGTGGCACACGCAGCCAATGCGGAAAAAATTGGAGTCGAAACACAGGCAGTAAACGACAACACGCAAGCGTTTCAAGAAGCGAATGAAACAAGCAGACAACGAACAGAAACGGCAAATGCAGAAGCGATAGCACTCGACAAGTTGTCTGAACAAGTGTTGCAAGGCAAAGCAAGCGAAGAGGAGTATATAAAAGCCAAGGAGAGCGCGGAGGAGCGTTACCGTCAACTAATGAACGAGCAAGCGGAATTGCTCGAAAAGGAGAAAAAAGCAAGAGAAGAAGCAAATACTTTTAAGGTTGTGGACGGTAATATCGTCAGTGGTGACAACGATATGAACGCACGTGCCGCTGATGCACTTTTGGAGCGTGCTGCAAATATTAGAAAAGAAGCCGACGAAATAGCAAATAGCTTAAATCGACTTTCCGAGGCGTACACATCAACGACACAGAAAGCACAAGCTGAGCAAAAAAAAGAAGAAGAAAGCACAAACAAAACGCTTGACGCAATACGAGCAAAAGAAGATGAACTAAAGAAGCTCAACGAACAAGTGGAGCTAATGGAGGCGCACCATGCAAACGGATGGGGCGGTGACTTCTTTACGTCTATGCGCAAAGGCGAAAATCCGCTTAACGTCATAAAGGACTATTTCGCTGAAGGTAGCGCAATCAAGGAAAAGCAACAGCAAATTGCCGATATTACAGCAGAGCTTGAAAAATTGCGCACGGCAGCAGACGAAACAAAAACATCTACTACCGATATTTGGAGTGGAATGTCAAAAAACGACATTTCAAACTCTATACAGGAAAACATTGCGCAATTAAAGATACTCAAAAGCGAGTATTCCGAAATTGCCCAAGTTTACGGCAAAGACAGCGATAAGGCGCAGGCAAACAAGGAAAAACAAGAAGAAATAACTCGCGAAATAATCCAAAGCAAGGAAAAGCTGCGCGAAATGGGCACATCCTATGAGGATGCGACCAAAGAAGCTAAAAAAACCGCGAAAGAAACCCAAGATATCGGCAAAGAAGCAGAAAAATCTTCGTCAAAAGTCAAAGGTATTTTTGGGGGGCTTAAAAGCTCATTCAGCGGCTTGATGAAGGGCGATTTCTCGGGTTTGTTTAAATTCGTTGGAAAGATTGGAGTTTGGGGCGCTGGCATTGCAGCTGTAGGAAAAGGCTTATTTGAATCGTCTAAAGCGGCAGAAGCGTTTCGTGTAGCCTTACAGCCCTTAGACCATTACATGGATACCGACAAAATAAAAGATGTCCGTCAGAATATCTTAGCATTGACGGCGACAACAACGAAATCGTGCGCAGACATGGCGAACGCTGCTTTGCAGTTTGTAAAGGTATGGGATGGGCTTAAAGATGCGCCTGGTGCTCTTACTCAAATGATAAAGAGTGCGAATGAATACGGAGCATTAACTGGGAAAACCTCCGAAGAAGGTGCGAAAGCCATTTCTAAAATGGCTTCCGAATACCACATGACGGCACAGGAGGCTTCGGAAATGAGCAATATCATAGCGTCTGCGTCAAAACATTCGGTAAGTTCATTTGGGGAAATGTCCGACGCTATCGCTTCCGCCGGTTCAACAGCGTCACTGTATGGCATAGGCTTTAAAGAAATGGCTACACTGATTGGCTATTCAAGCGGACAGTTCGGCGACGCAAACAAAGCAGCATCCAAATTTTCAATGCTACTTATGAGCATGTCGAAACTGCAAGACAAGTACAACCCGTCAGTAGTTGGCATGGTTACAGCTCTGAAAAACCTTAAAGATGCTTATGAGAGAGGTGAGAATGTTGCGTCTAAATTCATGGCTCGCAACAGATCCGTGGCTATGTATTTTATTAAAAATGCGAATGCGATTGAACAATACGGGAAAAAACTGGAAGATGCTCATGCGAAAAACGAACTCCTTAGCGACTTAAGCTCTCGCGCCTCCGTTAATTTGGCGGCTTTAAAAAATGAATGGAACGGCTTTTTAACAGGTTTGAATGCTAATCTTACGCCCGTACTCACAAATATTCTGAAATTTTTTAGAATAATCACGGGTGGAGCACAGGAGACTGCTGATGTGCTACATTATCTAAAAGTCATGGATAATGAAAAAGGTCGGTCTAAGGCATCAATCGGTTTTGTTGGTACAGGTGGCTTTAATGTCAACCTCGCAGGAAACACAATCGCAGAAGGGGCGGATGTCGATTTGTACAAAAAACAAAGAGACGCGCTACAAAAAATCTATAACAAAGCCGTTGCAAAGGCTCGCAACAAATATAAGCCAAACTCAAAAAAAGGCTATCAAGGTATTAGTGCCGTAGGTATGTTTAACGCAGGTATGAATGCCGTTAAAAATGCTATAGAAAACAGCCCACAAAATTACTCCCAATTTAAAAAATATCGCATCTATAACTATTTTTACAAAGAGAACAAAAAAAACACCCTCGCGTTAAATCAAAAACCCAACAATACAAATACAGATTTAGGCGGCGGTTTCGGCGGCGACGACAAAGGCGAAGAAGCACGCAAATATCGCGACCAGCAAGCAGAGCTTCAAGCTAAAGAAGAAGCACGCAAGCGCAAGGAGAGATGGGATTTGTATGTTGCGGAAGAAGAAAATGGTATAGCAAAAGAAAAGGATGTTGCCGAAAAGGAGCGCCGTCAAAGAGCGCTTGATTTTGAAAAAAAGATGCATCAGCTTGACGAAGAAGCAGAGCAACTTAAGCAGAAAAACATCGACACGGCGAAGGCTAACTATGAGAAAGATCCTGCGAACAAGAAAAAAGAGGGCTTTTACGCATTAGGGCTCGACAAGAAAGTTGGTCTTACAAGCGAGCAGCAGAAGTATATACAGACTAAAAAGGACACGCTCCTTGTTGAAAACGCCGAAAGCGAACGAAAGTACCTAAGAGAACAGTTGCAGTATTACTACGACTATCTTAAAGAGTTTGGTTCTATTCAGGAACAGAAGTATGCTATTGCAAAGGAATACGACGAAAAGATAGCTAAAGCAACATCGCCAAATCAACGAAAACTTCTCGAAGAGCAGAAAAAATCAAGTCTTGCAAACGTTGAGTTGGAAGCGGTAAAGCAAAACATCGACTGGGGAAGCGTTTTCGGTGACTTCGGAACGATGTTTAAAGACCAGCTGGAGCCCACAATCAAATCGCTCAAGCAGCTCGCCAGCAAAACAGAAAATGTCGACGAAAAGAAAACGATATGGGAGCTTGTAAGTAAGCTGCAAAAAACTGGCACGCTGTGGGATAGCGATATTTTCGTAACTATATCAGACAACTTAAAGACATACCAAGAAGCTATGCGTAGCTACGCTGAAGCTCAAAAAAAGGAGCAAAAGGTAGCAGAAGAACTCACGGAAGCCGAGGAACGTTTAAAAAACGCCCAAAAAAGCGGCAACGAAAAAGATATTCTTGACGCATCGGCAACTGTCGACAAGTTAAAGAATCAAATGTCAGAAGCAGCTGACGCCACGAAAGAAAACAAAGATGCTGTCGTTAAGGCAACGACCGACTTACAAACGTCTTCTCAGCGAGCTATTAATCAATTTCAGCAGCTTGAAAGTTGTTTGTCTGGTCTTACAAGTGGAACATTAAAAGGAATTGGCGATGCACTCATGGGGCTTGATAAACTGTTCGGCGGTAAAGCTACGGACAAGGCTGCAAGCAGCTTGGTTAAAATGACGACAGAACTTTTTGGCAGCAACAGCAAAGTGTCTCAAACACTTACAAAGGTGCTTGGCGAAAGCGGCATGGCTGGCGAAATAGTATCTGCTGCTCTTGGCATTTTAGATATACTTAAAGATGGTGTGGAAAACTTAGTATCAAGTCTTATAGACACGATATTAGGAGCTGTAAATGGCTTGATAAAAACAGCTCTATCTCCAAAGACGGTTACAGGCATACTGAAAAGCGTGTTTGATGGAGTAACAAGCATTTTCGATACGCTCTCCTTTGGCACAATAAGCAACATCTTTGGTGACAACAGTGCTAAAATGGAGGGCAAGATTGATAAGCTGAACACAAGCAACGAAGCTTTAAAGATGTCAATTGATAATTTGAGTGATAAGATTGAAAAATCCAACTCCCTCTCCGAAATCTTAAATGCGCAAAACAAAAAGGAAAAGCAGACAAAGGAGCTTGAACAGAACACCTCTAAGCAGATGATTTACGAAACGTGGAAGCACGGCGCATGGCGTTCCAACCTTGCTGCATCCGTTGAGGACAACAAAGGGTGGAAAGACGCGATGAAGCAGGTTTCTGCTATTCTGGGCAAAAAAGTTAAGACGAGCGGCGACTTTCTTTCTTTGAGCGCAGAGGAGATGCAAAGAATTATCGACAGTGACAACGGAGCGGAACTCTGGGCGAAGATTCTTAACGAGTACAACAAAGAAGGTGGCAAAGGCGGTCGTTCAGACAAACTGAGCGACATGCTGAATCAATATGTCAACGACTTCGGCAATGTTGCACAAGATATGGCTGACGAGATAAAGGAAAAGCTTAACGGCATTTCTTTTGACAGCATGAAGGATAGCTTTATAAGCGCGTTGATGGATATGGATAAGAACGCAGAGGACTTTGCTTCCGACTTCTCGAAGATAATGCAACAGGCATTGCTTAATCTTAGCGTTGATGAGCTAATCAACGGCAGTGAAAACAACCCAAACGGCGACAGTTTAAAAAAGCTGTATGACGACATGGCAGAAGCTATGAAAAATGAAACGTACAAGTCAAGAGCCGAAGAATTTGCACAAAGACAGCAGAAACTTCTCGAGCAAGGCATGAAAATGCGCGACGAGCTGGCTCAGTTTACTGGCTATGGAGAGCAATCTTCCCAGTCGGCGACCGGCAAGGCTATCGAGGCTATAACAGCCGACCAAGCAAGCACACTGATTGGCATTGGCTACGCTGTGCAAAGCGCCGTAGAACAAGGTAATGCTACACGCGAAAACATACACTCTAATGTCGAAGTGATTTGTAGTTATCAAATGCAGATGTCTGACAACATATCCGAAATACGAGATATGCAATATCAGGGCTTGAATCAGTTGCAACAGATTGCAAAAAACACTGAGCCTATTACTGGTATAAACGAAAACATCGCAAACATGTACAAGTTAATGAAGGAGAGAATTTAATATGAAAAATCAAGCATTTATAAAGCTTTTGGGCGAAGACGACACAAAATATGTCGACCTTAATGAGTTTGGCGTTACCCTCATACGAGGGTGGCGCGAAGCTCTGCTTACGCCAGCACCTGTAAAAAGCTACGTAAGCAATGACAGTCGGCTTGAGCACGGTATCTCGATGGTTGCGACAGCGGACTGCACCAAGGTAAATCAAAGAGAGATAGATTTGCCTATGTTTTTAGAAGGTGAGACAGAGGATGATTATCTTGATAAGCTGGAAAAACTCTTTGATAAGATAGCCTACAGCGGAGAGATTTGTATGAAAGTCCCTATTTTGAAACGTGTTTTCAAATTTGTTTATACGCAGTGCACAAAATTTGGAGATTACGGACTAAAAAAAGGTAATTTTACATTGAAGCTCGTAGAGCCTAACCCGAAAGACCGACTAAAAATATGATTAATATATACAACCCCGATGGCAGCATTTCGATGCAAGCCTTTGTAACAAAAGAAGCAAAAAGAGAAGAAGAACTGTCTAAGTCTGACTACATTTCTCTTTCGTTCAATGCGACCGTCAAGGTTGTATTGCCAATGGGCGCGTATATAGAGCACACGTATTATATTGACAGAACGAGAAGCGTAACACAGAAGTTCATGCTCCTCGAACCCTACACGCCTACACAAGTAGATGAAATGTCGTGGAAGTACGCCGTAGAGTTCCACCACCCAAAGATGCAGCTCGGGAAAATACCATTTTACATCAAAACCAAAAACTCACAAAACGAGGATATAAATCAAACGATTTGGAGCTTTGTAGGTACGCCTCAAGGCATGATGGAAAACGTGTGTGCTTTCCTTAACAGCAATATCAAATTCGGCAAATGCGGATGGAAGGCTATCTTGTCAGGCGCGATGAATAATTCTATAAGCGTAAGCTTTAGCGACAACGATGTGTTGTCTGCTTTAACAGCAATATCAAACGCCGCTGGCGATGAGTGTGAATGGCATATTGACTACGACGACGAGATTGTTTACCTTGGCAAGGTGTCTATTGACAGTGCAGAAAAATTCAAATTAAGCGTCGGTGAAAACGTGGGCGTTCCTTCCGTTACAGAAAGCAGCGATGAATATTACAACGCCTTCGCGGTCTTTGGCGGTACGCGGAATATTACGCAGGTAAATGATAAAAACGAAAACGTTTCGTCGAGTGATATAAGATTGCAGCTCGCCAAAGGTGACGGCTTGATTGTTATTGATGGCAGTCCTGTGCAATTTAGCGTAGACCAGTTCTCTGTTATGGATTTGCGTACGGACAAAACATTGCCTAAATTTACAAAGGTGCTGAATTTTCCTGATATTTACCCATCTCTTGACACCTACGTTTACGATGTGCGAGGACGCAAGAAGTATGTACTCGACCCACAAACGAACAAGCCTATAGTGTTACGCACAGACGAGCAAGGCAACGTGCTCGAATACAAAACGTTTACGGTTTGGTTTATGCGTCTGGCTTACTGCACAAAGAACAAAGAAGCGGACAAGCAAGCTGTTAACAGCACGGTTAAAGACGGCGTTACATATTATTGGTACGATTTTGTAATTACAGATGATTTAAAGATTAACGGAAAGAATTTATCTTGCTCGTTTGAACCCAATTTTGAAGAAGGAGCGTTGTCAACACCTCTTGCTGGCAGGGGAACTAACGGCGATCATGTTGGCTTTGAGCTGACCTATCACACAAAATCAAGAACTTCGCATGAATCTGACGATTGCTCAACTGGCAATTTCAACATCAAAGAAGGCGACTATGAAATAATATATCAAGAGGACAATAATATTATAATCCCAACGAATGAAGAGCAGTTGATAATACCCAAAGGTAAGGCTCTGCCAACATTCGAGTGCAATAAGGTTATCCTGTACAACATTGCTATGGCTGACGCTTACAAAGTGTCGGCGCAGGAGAAACTTTTGGAAGCGGCGAAGAAAGATATAATACTCGCTTTGTCTGACACGAATAATTACACAGTCAAGTCTTATCCACATGTATTTAAAGACCAAAGACCAAGATTGCAAATTGGGCAGAAGGTTTCGTTTTTAAGCAAAGGGCAGCGACTTGACACTCGTGTTTTAAGACTTTCGACAAACTTGGATTTTGATTATATCCAAGAGATAACGGTTGGAAACAAGGTCATAAAAGGCGCTGTTTCACAATTAAAAGAAGACGTACAATCAATAATCGCTAACGGCGGCGGCAGTGGCAGTGGTGGCGGTTATAGCGTCGCGCAGTTCGAATCGCTTGTATCAAAATACGGTATTAAACACTTTCTTTCAAAAGAATTTGCAGATGTCGCGCAAGAGATAATACGTTTTGCAAAAGGCGCAACATTTGGCAGTGAAGATACAAAGCACGCAATTACAGAAGAAGGTGTAGCTACATTGAAATCATTGCTTTTAGGAAGTGACGGTTTAGGCATCTCCTCTGACGGCATCGCCACCCTCAAAGAGGTTGTGTCGGCGGCGTTCCGTTCGGGTGCGCTCGGTTCGGGCTTCAAGCTCGGCAATTATTCCGACAGCGAGGATAGCTACTTAGAGGTAGACCATCTGCTTGTGCGCAAGGCTGCGGAGTTCGTAAAACTCGTAATTAGAGAGCTGCAAAGTGTCGGCGGTGAGATTGTTCTGTCGCCTGCGTCGATGAAAGTGAGCAATGTCGAGAGTATTCCGAAAGGTTCGCCGAGTCCAGGCTATGAGAGCGGAGCTCCCTACGAAATGACGCGATGCTACTTTCTGCAGAAGGTTGGAGACCGGGAGATTGTGAATCAATTCGTGAAAAACGACCTCGTGCGCTGTCAGACATTCAATATCAAGACCGGCACAAGCGAGAGCGCAAGAAACAGATACTACTGGCGCAGGGTTCACGCTGTTGGATCAGACTACATCGACGTCGTCAATAATTCGGGCGAAGGAGCCGACCAGCCCGCAGCAGGTGACGAGCTTGTACAGATGGGTAATACAACCGATGTAGCACGTCAGTCGGTGCTCTACCTCTCGGCTTATGGCGAAGACTCTCCGTCAATCAAGCTGTACAAGGGTGTGAACGACTATACGCTTGACGGCAGAGAGGTGTTCTGTCTGTCGCCGAATGGCACGCGCATAACATCTACGTCGTTCGAGTGGATATCGTCATCTGGTCAGACTGTGCACATGGTGAACTACCGCGGCGAATGGCAGCGTGGCACTACTTACGACTATTACGACCAGGTGAACCACAATAACGCTGTGTGGCTCTGCACTAACGAGAACGGTACAGCAGCTGAGCCGGTGAACGGCTCAGCGGACTGGCTGAAGCAAATCGAAGGTGAGAAGGGCGAGAAGGGAGATCCAGGCGAGGATGGCTTGGCGTACCAAATAGTTATAACGAGTAGTTCGGGCACGGTGATGATTAACGGCACCGGGCAGTTGACTCTCGAAGCTAAACTGTTACGCAACGGCGAGGACATAAGCGACACCATAAGCGATAGTGCGTGGTCGTGGCGAAGACAATCGGCAGATACGGCAGATGATATAACGTGGAATACTCTGCATGAGGGTATCGGTAGAGTCTGCGTTGTGAGTAGTGACGATGTCGTAAGGCAGGCGCAGTTTGAATGTGAGGTGTTGGATTTAGCGTTTTGATATTTCATTTATAACGACTTATATTTATTAACAATTTAAAAAACAAAAAAATATGGCAAAATTATTAGCGAATGGTCAAATTACAATCGTTGACCTTAACGACGGCAAAGCCGTTCAGTGTTTCACACAAGCTTCAAAGGGTCAGACTCAAATCTTCACTCCTGATACTGATGTGTACGCTCCGAGTTATACGACGAGTGCACCTAACGTCATCACAGCTCGTGTGTATGTGACGGGTAGCTCGACCGACCAAGCTCCGACAGCAGCTTGTACCAATTGGAAGTGGACTGTAGACGGCGCAGCAGCGACACCAGTGCAGGGCAAGTCGTATCAACTCAACATCGTCAGCAACATTGCGAAGAATGGCAGCGTGAAGAATATCGAGTGGGCATGTACCTATACCGACCCTGAAACACAAGCCACAACGGAGTGCAGAGGCTATCTGACCATCAGCTTGGCAAAGTCGGGTGGTGCTTTACAGACGGTGCAGATAGAGACTCCTGACGGCAACACATTCGACTCTACAAACAGTTCCAAGCCATTGCGTGCTGTGGCTAAATTCTTCCGCGGCAATGTGCAAGACACTACACTGACAAGCATGACGTGGGAGGTGCTCAATATCAGTGCTGGCACCTGGAGTGCAGTAGCAGCTGGCAACGTCACTACATCGGGTGGTGTGAGCACGCTGAATGTGAATGCCAACGATGTGCTGAACTTCCAGACATTCCGCTGCACGGTGAAGGATGGTACTGATACCGCTAACGCCATCATCACTTTCTTCGATGCCAGCGACCCCTACGTCGTATATATCAAGTCGCCCTCTGGCGATAAGATTGTCAATGGTGCTCAGTCAACAGAGCTATTCGCACAAGTATGGAAAGATGGTCAGGTGGTCGAAGATGGTATGGCTGTTAAGGCTGATAGTACCCACGCCTGCAAATTTCAGTACAAGTGGACTAAGTACAACTCGAACGGCGTAGCAACGAACTGGGCTGGCACAACAAGTCCGGTGAATGCGTCAACAAAGCCGTATGTCACGGTATCGGCCGCTGATGTTTCCGTGAGAGGTACATTTACTTGTGAGGTGTCTAAAATATAGGGCACCTCACCCTATTTTCTAAACTTAAAGGTATGGCAACAGTAATTGCAAGGGGACAAATAACCATTGTGGTTGTGAAAGATGGCGACAAGGGCGACAAAGGTGATAAGGGTGACAAAGGTGATAAGGGTACAGCTGGCACTGATGCTTATACTGTTGAGCTACAAGGTGCACCTATCACCATCTCTACTTCTGATGACGGAGTACCATCCGGCACAACATCGGGCGGCATCAACACCTATGGTTATGCTGTAGTCGTGTGCCGTAAGGGTGGTGCCGTCGTGAGCGCAAGTTCTATTACTATCAAAACGCCTGTTAACTGCACGGCAAGTGTGTCGGGCACATCGGTTCGTATCAACTCCATACGCACATACAACGCCGGTAGCAATACTATGTACTACACCGATGGCTATGTCGATGTGTCGGTGGTGGTGGGTGACAAGACGTTCGTCGTGCGCCTGACGTGGCACTTAGACTATACTAAGTACTTCGGTGGACTAAAGGCAGATGCGAAGAAGATGGAGTCGAAGTACACAGAACTGACGAATAAGGTAGACGGTATGCCGCTGCAAACAAGCTCCGCATTAGAACAATACTCTTCAGAGATTCTGCAGTCGGCACGCGAGATATCTCTGAAGGTGGGCCGCACTCTTGCCGAGCGGCGCAACCTGCTCGTCGGCTCGTTGTTCCGCAAGCAAGGTGAAGGATGCTATCTTTTAAGGTCTAAGATATATCGCACGTCGGCGCATGATGGTGCTAATGTGATATTCGCGCCCGATGCCAAGACAGGCGGTGCACGTTGGGGTGAAGCATCGAACTCTCGCAACATACATGTCACCAAGGGCAAAACGTACACGCTGGCTTTCTGGGCACGCACGAAGTCTGCCAAAGTAGAAATTACGGGAGAGGTGGTGTGGCACAGCTCGGCAACCGACACGTCGCGACCAAGTGGATATACCGGTCCGAAGGGTAGTGCGAATTTAGGGGGAGCAACGATAACGCCAAGCAATGGATGGTATCTCTACCAGAAAACCTTTACTGTGGCAGCGAACGCTCCGTATGAGTGGATTTCCGTGGCGTGCGTGAAAGTGGAGGCATCTACTGCGAGTCAGCAGGTATACATCGCCCAACCTATCCTCATAGAGGGCACGGCGAATGATTTCGTAGGTTGGAGTGCTTCGCCCAATGATTACAACTACATCGGAGGCAACCTGCTCGACAATACGCGCACGTTCGCCAAAGCCGGCAATCTGATGCGCTTGGATGCCTCGGTAGTCACTAATGAGTCTTATAATAATGGCTGCTCCGTTATTTATGCAGGCGCAACGTCCCAGTACGTCGAGATGGCGCAGTGGAACGTGAATACCATCATCAAAAAAGATGAGGACTATATATTCTCCTTTATGGCAAAAGGTAGTGGCAATATTGACGCATACATGTGGAGTGGTTCTAATCTAAGCATATTTGCCGAAGACAGCGAGCGCGATACAACAACGAGCAACGCCGACGGCGGACGTCGCTTCTATATCACAAGCGAGTGGAAACGTTATTGGGTACACTGGCGTTCGGAGGGCACTGGCATACCTAACTATGTCCTCATCCGTTGTTTGCAAGGCGGTACGGCGTGGGTAACGATGCCGAAGTTGGAGGTGGGAGCAACGCCTACTGACTGGATAGATTCAGCAAACGGCTATGTGGAAGACAGCGGCATTGCAGCCAAGCTGCTGCGCACTGGCATCGACATCGAGCAGGATAAGATTGTCTTCACGTCTGACAACGCCGTGTTCCGCGATAATTCAGGACAGGAGGTTGCTGCCTTCAAGGATGGCGCCATAAACGCAGACTTGGTGAAGGTTACGCAAATGGAGACAAAGGCTGAGGGCGGAGCGACTATCAAGATTCACAACGGACTACTGGAGGTAATAGGCACTATAGGCAAGACTAACATACGTTTCGGTGTGAACGAAAACGGCATGGCGGTAATGCAGTATCTCGACAACGCAGGTAATATACTTTACGACCTCGGTCCTAACGGCTGGGATGCTTCGCGGTTCTCTGAAGCTGTGATTACGAGAATCGGCGTCATGCCGGCTACGGAATGGCTTGGCACTACGAATTTTACGGAATTCAAGACGTATGAGGTAGGAAGCTATAGCGTCAAGCTGTCGGTAGCCACGGCAAGGGCAGGAAGAATTATATTCGGAGCCTTGGACGGGATAGAGCAAGAAGGCGTGCTTGACGAGACATCGGTGCCTAATTCTTATAAGAATTTCTATCAATATATAGCGGCACGCAACAACGGCAAGTGCATGCCTGATGAAGACAGAGGTCTGACAACCGAGGCTCTTGCGCAGCAGGCTGACGGCAAATACTTTACGAGCGATACGATTTTGGCAGAGAACGGTAGTCTGAAAAATCTCGCAAACGGCGTTTATTTCTTTGTCGGGGCTAAGACAGAAAAGACGGAAGCTCCGAGCACGGGTGGAAAATACCCGGATAGACGATTGAGCTACAGTACGTTCAGTAACGGCAAGGCACGGTCGTCGTGGGTGTACAGCAGAACATGGAGAAAGGTGTAAAACATTAAAGCATGAGCTACGCTATCGACGCGACGGAGGCTGCGCGATACTCAACATCGTAAAAACATTATTCATTTAAATCTCTAAACATGGAAGTAAAAGTAAAGAGAATAGCACGACGTGACACCTACACTATAGGTAAGATGTACGTCGACGGCGCATACGTCTGCGACACGCTCGAAGACAAGGACAGAGGGCTGACCTCGATGATGAGCGTTGCGCAGATATGCGGAGTTAAAATTAAAGGCGAAACCGCCATACCGACGGGCAGATACCTCGTAGACATGAAGACGGTGTCGCCAAGGTTCGGAGGTCGGGCGCAGTACCAGTTCTGCAAGGGCCGACTACCAAGGTTGTGCAATACACCTGGCTACAAAGGTGTGCTGATACACATCGGTAACACGGCGATGGACACGGATGGCTGCATCCTTGTCGGAGAAAACAAGGCGGTCGGTAAGGTACTGAACTCAACGGCAACGTTCCGTAAAGTGTACGCCATGCTGAAGGCTGCGGACGAGAGAAGCGAGCAGATTTGGATAACAATAGAGTAAGGAGGCGAAATGGATACAGTATTGCAGATTATAACGTTGCTTGTAAGCAGCGGCATCGTCGGACAACTCCTCTACTACAACTCTCGGAAACGAAAGGAAGCTGCATCTGCGCAGAAAGACGAAGACGCGAACGCAATGGCTTATGCTCAAGAATGGCACAACCTTTACGACCATGAGCATGAGGAGCACATGGAGGAGCGCGACCGATTGAACAAAAAAATCGACTCTCTGTACGACGACATTAGCAAGCAGCGAACAACCATCCGTCAGCTCAAAGACGAGAAGAACACACTCATTATGAAAATGCACGAACTGCAATGGAATGAGTGTACCGTGAACGGATGTATGAAGCGCAAACCGCCTCGTGATTATGGGAGAGAAGAAACTGATTGATAATATCAAAAGTAAAAGCGTATGAACAATATAAGAGAAATACTGATGCTGCTGAACTGCATCGTATTGGGAGCGATAACGCTCTTTTTTTTCTACAAGGCAGATAAGCACGATGTGGTCGATGAAGACTACGACGAGAATAAGCGAAACCGACAAGGTGCTATCGGATGGTTTATCGCATCTATATTCGTGGGAGCGCTCGCGCTGCCCGTAATGGTGCTGCGTGAGGTGTATCAATGGAAGCGTTATAAGCTACCGGGCATTGAGTGGGACGATATTTGTCGCTACGGCTTTACTATCATTGTCGGCTCTATGCTGCATCTGCTCCTGCTTGTTATGACGAGCTGTACGACTCCGAAGCCTGTTGTGCTTGAACGGGTAATCAACAAGACGGACACGTTGTATAAGACCAACTACAAAGCAGATACGTTCCGCGTACATGACTCCATCTATGTCGAGAGCTACATGATAGGTGATACAATATACAAGACAAAGAACGTGTACAAATGGCGTGACAGAGTGAGCGTGAAGACGGACACGATATACAAGTCTATCCTGCGAGCGGACTCGATACCAGTGCCGGTGCCAGTTGAGCATAAGGCGACATGGTGGGAGCGGACGCAGATGTTCATAGGCAAGATAGTGGTCGTAGCGGTGGTGTTATTCGCTATATCACTGCTGCTTTGGCTGATACACAGAAGAAGATAATATGTTGATTGGTTAGTTATTAGTTTTTTAGTTTAAGGTGATTTGTTTTCAGGAGCCTTGTCCGTCCGTAGAGGATAGGCAAGGCTTTTATTTCCAGATTGTAATAATAAACTTTTTTACGTAACACTTTGTAATGTAAATCAAGTATACACTAACAATCTGAGAAATTAACAGTTAAATTAACTACATTCTGATAATTTTTGCTATATTTGCACAATATCAGATTTTAGACTAAACGATTATGACAGAAGAAAAGAAAAAAGCACTCCTTTCTGTTTTAGACGGAATGGACGTGAGCGAGGTTATCTCGCTGTTAATAATGAGTGGTAACAGCTATTCAAGAAGATTGTTGAAATTCATCAAGTGGATAACTAAATGGCTACCTATATGTATAATGGTGTGGCATAGTTTTGC